TTCGTTAAAGTTTACCTCTTGCCATTCTGCTGTAAAATACGCTGGAGTTGCTATATACTCTCCACCTAAACAGATGAAATATCTGTCTGCACCTTCTATATTATCCTTTAACAAATAAACGTATTCAAATGGATCTTTGTTTAGTGTATCAGTATCTCTGACTATTCTAGTGTCCATCTTCATTTTATAGTTCTTTTGCATTCCTATTAAAGTCATTGCTTTTAAACTTGGTAAATGTACGTCAGACATTCCAGAAGTGTCGTATAGATATGACCAACTAGGAGACAAAGGTAAAATGAAGTTATTTTCTTGATATGTGTTAGAGTCTTTTATATAAATTACATTTTGGCTAGTCTCTCCTTGTGTGTAGAATTGCTCCACAAAGTTTAAAGTATCCACTATCTCCTCTCCATTGTCAACTATTACTCCACTATTTTCGTTTATATATTCATAAGCGACAAAGCTAGGAGCTTCTCCATTGACATAGACTTGGCAAGATGTTACTGGTAAATCAAAAGCTGGTCCATAGTTATTATAGTTTGGACTTGCTGTTGCTGTTATCTCTCCACCTATTGCTGACGTTAAATCTACAAAGCTATTGGCAATAACGTTACCATCAGCATCATAGTCTAAAGCTGCTGCACCGTAGTACTGAGTGAATGAGTAGTATTCTATTAATCCACTAACTGGACAAGCCTCCATATTATCTAAACTTACTGCACCAAATGTATTAGTAGTGTAGTAGTTTACATCAGTTTCCCAAGTCAAAGCATACTCATTCATAGCTAAACTGACATAACCTTGACCAGCCACTAAAGGAAGCACTGGACCTTCAACCGTTGACCATACATACTTATCCTCTGTTGCATCAAACTTTAAATAATAGTCTTGCGTGTCGTTCTTTATTCTTATTATGTTTTTAGTAATAAATGCAGTAAAATATTGTTCGTTCCAAGCTGCGTTAGTCTGTGAGTTTATCACATACTTTGTAGAGTTGTTAAATACAAAAGTCATGTCTTGACCACTCTCAACATATAAAAAAGTAGATTTATAGTCTGCTGCTGATGGCGTTGAGTCTGTCGTTAAAGTGTATTCATTGAACGTATGCCATGCACTTTGTAATTGATTGCCTGGAAAGTTAATTTGATTCATTATCTGCTGACCACCACTTAACAGATTAAAGTTTAATGGATTTGCTTCTGTGATTCCAGCAATATTGTAAATAAGTCTTTTAATTATTCTACTGAAATTGTATTTTGTTAAAGACCTTTTATTGTTTTCTGTTGCTAGTTCTTTTTGAAAGTTATTACCAGATAGTAATTCTGTACCACCTTTCGAATAAAATACAAAGTTTGCATTGTTATCATCTTGCCATTGAGCATAAACTGATAATTGTACTATATGGAAAAAACCATATTCTTCATGTATCTTAGCGTTTAAATAAAATAGTATTTTTTCTAAAGCCTCATAGCATGACATATATTTAATAGTTCCACCAGCCACGCTAGGCTTTTGATAGAATGCACTACTTTTAACTATGATAAGTCTTGAGCAATCGTAATAGCCATCAGCTTGTGATATATTTGTCAAGCTAGACCACCATCCACCCCAAAAACCATATAAATTATCAACATTCGGATTGTCAAGGAACACCTCCGATATTGGATTTTGATTTAGTATTCCTAAGATTAACGATTGTAAAGTATAGTAACCTCCTTCAAAGTCTCCATTACTATCTGCTGTTTTTATAGTTGCATCAGTATCTCCACTCCTTTCGTTATAGATATTTGTGATAGTGTTAAAGTCCTTTGATTTCAAAAGCTCTAATCCATCAATGGCTCTAAGCTGTATAGTTTGTGGATAGTCTATGTCTTCCATTATAGACTCATTCATTACTATAACACCAGTCCAAAATCTCAATATTGGAGATAGTGCTTCAAAATCTACTTCTGTACCAGAGTTATTCATATAAATCCTAGCTATATATTTGCCCTCTTGTTGTGACATTATATCTAAGATTCTATTTCTGTCATCGTTATCTCTTAAAATAAATTCAAAAGTAACCTCTGAGCTATGTATTGGAGTATCAACCTTTTCCCCACGTCCCTTGTATGACAATTTAAAGCCATCTCCTCCAACATTAAATTCACTACTAGCACCTACATAACCATCCTTTAAGATATGAAGTCCATAATAGATTCCATTATCGTCTCTAAAATTTGCTTTATTTGTTATTCCGTACGCCATTAATAACTATTTTTTCTTCGTGAGTATCTGTCGTTAGATAAGAATATATCCTCGCCACTTATCATACCTTGTACTTGTACCGTCTGACCTCCTATCATATCTTTTAACTTATTCAATGGAGCTATGACCTCTGGATTTGTATTTGCTCCAGCATACTCTCCCATAAGACCAACGGTTGGTCCAGAAACTATACCACCATCGGCAAAGGCTGGTAATGGTGTAGATGCGATAGTGCCTATTTGAGCAGCTCCTAATGCACCAGTTGCTATTGCTAAGGGTAAATTTGGTAATGATTTAACAACTGCTGCTGCTGTGTTTACAATAGCCTCAAATATTGCTGTCGCTTTAGCACGTCTTGCTCTTTTTCTTTCTAACTCTGCTTTTTTCTTTTCAAACTTTTCGTCTGATTTAGCAATCATTTTATTTTTTTCCTCCTCAGAAATAGCCATTGCCATTATATTATCTACTTCTGTTTTTCTTACTAACTCCAACTCTGTTAGTTGCTTTTGATGCATTTGTGAGAATAGATTACTAACGCTTCCAATTATTGTAGAAATCTCTGTAAGTGTATTCATTAAAGTAGCAGTAAACTCTTCCGAGAAACTAAAGAACGCTTCGTTAAAACTCTCTAAACCACTAGGCTCTATGTCTGCAATAGTTTTCAAAGTTTCTGGAATACTTGTATCTGTTGCAATAGCACCAGTCTTTTTTGGACTTAATGTTTGTGGGATAGCAGACTTTTCAAAAGATATTTTTTTAGTGTTTTTTGCTATCGTATCACTTAAAGTAGATAATTTCTCAAAGTCTCCAACTACTGGTCCTAAATCTAAATCGTCTGTTGTCTCTTGGTATTCGTGCCATTCATCATTTAGGTCTATCATTCTCTTTGTTAGATAGCCTACAGCCAAAACTACTGCACCAATGGCAGCACCTACTGGAGTTATTGCAGCGACAAAGCCTATAATTAAAGGAATAACCGTTGACAATGTACTAACTAAACTACCTATGACTACTATAACTGGACCGATAACAGCAGCTAGTCCTCCATATTTTATAATAGCTTCTTTTTGTTCATCATTTAGACTTCTAAGTACTTTTATAACATCTAAAACTATCTTTTTAAATGGCTCTATATTTTCAACTATTAACTTACCAAACTCCTCAGAAACATCGCTCAATGAGTTTTGTAGTTGTTGGAATGGTCCTAATCCAGCTTTTGCTGCTGCCTCTGCTGCTCCTCCGTATTGTTTCTCTAACTCGTCTAATATTATAGTTTGAGCATCAGCAAGTTTGTTTGTTTCTGCTAAAGATTTTATAATAGCTTTTTGCTCTTCTGAGAATTGAATACCACTACGACTCAATGCAGATAAGTTAGCGACTGGATCATTTAACGCTTTACCTAATTGTATAGATGCACTCTTTAAATCTCCGTCTAGTCTAGTTGCTAAGTTTAAAGCAGCCTTTTGAGTTCGTGCAAATTGCTCTCCAGCTATATTAGTAAAGGTCAATAGTTGAGCAGTAGCATCTTTTAGTATTACCTCATCTCCAAAGATTGTTTTAGCTTGTAAATCTGCTGCCATCTTTTGAAGCTCTTGGGATGTAAAACCAGCAGCGTTACCAGTAGATATTAAACCAGCCTCAACTTGTGCTAATGCTTTTGCTTGTTGGTCAAATGCTGCCACACTAGCAGCACCTAGAGCGACTATTGGAAGAGTTACGTTCCTTGATAAAGTCTGTCCAAAGGATTTCATATTGCCTCCAAACTTTTTCATTGAACGCATTGACTTTTTCAGACTGCTCTGGAATTGCTTATCGTTTAAGCTTAATTTAATACTTAATGTTTTCTCAGCCATTGTCTTTATTTAGCAATTCGTATTTCTTTTTAATATATTCTGCTCTCTTCTTTTGTTTCTCGATGTCGGTCTTTACTTTCTTTTTCTCCCATTCAAACCTCATCAGCTTTTGTGGTGTTAGGTTTTGCCCTTTCTTAGTGTGTGGCTGTAAATTAACACAAGCCAACCAGCGTATCCTTTCCCATTCCCATTGCTGTTCTTTTTCTGCTCTATCGTTTACGCCCTTTTGCATACAGATAAACTCGTGAAAAGTTAAACTCCAAAAGTCTTGAGGTAATAATCCGAAGCCATATCCAATAGCTTCTAAAGTATCCCAAGTTACTTCTTTTTCTTCGCCCCTTTCGGAGCTTTCACGTTTCCCTCTGTCTCAAATTTAGCAGAGAACTGACTAGAAAATACCTCTAAAACTTTATTCAAAGCCTCAAAATCTTCGTCTAGTAAATCAGCGACATCATCAACATTTAAAGAACACTCTTTACCACTCACTCGTGATCCGTCTTTTATTCCGTTTAGGATAAGATAACAAGCATCATCTAAACTCATTCCCTCTCCAAGCTTATCTAAGTCAGCTAAACTTCTTCCAGTATCTTTACAGAATAACCTCAACGAGTTCATTCCAAATCTTACTGGGTAATCTGTTCCATTTATTATAACTATTTCGTACATCTTTGTTAGTTTAAATTATTGTCAGTTGGAGCAGAGCCGAAGCCCTTACCCCAACCAACAAAGAAATTAATTATGCCTTAGTTAATGCGCCAGTTCCCTCTATTGAACAAGAGTAAGTTGGAGCATCTTCTGTACCACCAGAAATCTCAAGAGAAGTAATAAAACCATCTCCAGTAATTGTGTAACCAGCAGCAGACGCTAGAGCAAAAGTAAAATCTACTGCTGTTCTGTCCATCATCTGGTCAAATAATTCTGCTACATCAGTATCTCCAGCAGTTGCCTCAAAGTCCATTAAACCATCAGCCGATAAGCTGAAAGACTTTTGACCACCTAATAAGTCTCTAAAACCAGCAGAGTCTTTTGTTGAGATGTCTATTGTATCTGTGTTAATTGAAAGAGATACATTCTGTGAGTGCATCAATTTCGCTTCTACTCCTCCACTACTAGGAGAAACTTTTAGGATTAAATCCGTACCGTTAAAAATTGCCATTTTCTTTTAATTTTAAAATTTATAATTAGCTAATATCTAAATCTTTCTTTTTAGACTTCTTCTTTGTTGTATCTATTGC